GGCAAGCAGGCGGTACAGTGTGGGCCACACGCAAGGTTCTCTTGGAGCACCGTGGCGTAATGGGATTCCCTAATACACAACCGTGGGGCACAGTGGAAACTGAAGGGGCAATGGAAGTCTACAATAACGAAGGAGCAAACTAATGTCTGAAGTCAACACAAGCTATTCATACCTCGATTCGGCAGTCATCGACTTTCTTGAACAAGGTGAGCACATCGTAGCAGTAGGGCGGTGGCAAGGAGTGGCAAGCCACGTCAACGATTCTGAAGGCGTGGAAGGAACCGTGATCTGGGTTCCTGGTGTGAAGATCTCGGATCTACCACGGGCTAAGTAGTCTTTGAGTGTTGGCCCCCAGCATTCTAGACCCTGGGGGCCTTCACCCTACCTGACATCCTCGCTAAACTCGTCTTCCCAATACCCTAGCATCTCGTCTAACCACTCGCCAGGTTCCATACTACCCTCTTATTTTAATCCTAACTTCGTAAACAAATACCCGATGATGCCTGTAAGGGCAGGAGTTCCAATCCAGCCCAGGACATTGAAGTACACGGAGTGTCTCGCGACATCCTTTTGCAGGATGTCGACTTGACCTAGGACCGCGTTTCGTGCTTCATCAACGTATTTATGATGATCATGGAGCATGGAAAGTTGATCATCATTTTGTTTCTCGATGCGCTGTAGTCGCTCAACGAGTAACGTAAACGTCCGTTCATCCATTGGCTTGTCCTTATCGTTTCTTTACTGCTTCAATTTTCTCTGTTCCTCTTGTCCACGCGGCGACGCCGAGTACCGCCATGACCATTACCCAAACTTCTGACGGAATGACTATCGGTATAATCCCAAACGGTTCAGCATAGGGAAGCAGTAGGTAGTTGTTGATCAGGATCGCGCACGTCGTAAAGCCGAAGCACGGTCTCCATAGCCACTGTGCCCAGTGCTCTGACTGAGCTTCTGCTTGCATCGTAGCATTGACAGAGGAGATAACTGACTTCTCATACGCCATCACGAGTTTTTGTAGATCTGTCTCAAACTCCAACACCTTAGTAGGATCTGCCTTAAACTTACTCACTAGTCCACTGATTCCGTCAATTAATCCAGTGGCGAACCCTTTGACTTCTTCACCGAAGTACATGGCCTGCTCCTATTCTTTCCAGATCATATCAGCCAGTCGCACAGAGCGTCCCTTGACTTGCTGAGCCCACAGTGAATTCAACATCTCAGTTCTAGCTTCTTTATATCGCCTGTCTTCGAGATGAGCTAAAAACTTTCTGAATCGGCTCAGCTTATTGATCCCTAAGTTAAACGCCATATTGAATACGACGTTACGCCGGTCCTCGTCCAGTCTCTCAAGCCACGGCCACTTCTTCAAAGCCTCATGGACATGCTTCTCGATGTCTTTGTCGAGGAGAGCCAAGGCTTCGTCCTCGGTAATCGGTACGGCCCTTTCGTAGGCCGATACCAAGTGTCCATAGCCTATGGTGAGAAATCCTAACGAGTCCGTATAGGGAATGTGCATCCCGTCTTTCTTCACCGACCCTTCATCACGTACCAGCATGTCTCGTAGTGTCATAGCTTCACCACAATGTTACATCCAACCCCTGGAGGCGAGACTGGATAGGTTACTCCTCCACCTGTGACAATCGCACTCACACCAGTGCTGCCGGATCCGTGCCTGGAGACCCCACCACCTGACGGATTGTTTGATCCACCAGATCCGAACCATAGGTTCGATAATCCGTGGGTGTGAGGATGTGCGTGTGGGGCAACCTCGGTAGCCTTAGGCGCATGTGACTGCTCACCAAAGGGGACACCTAGTTCCCTATCGGAGTAGGTATGGGTGATCGTCCAGACCGGCGAGCTTTTCGCGGTCATGTTTATGGCCGTATCGTTCTGGGCATTCAGCATCGTACTAGCTAGCTTCACAGTAGTGGAGCTGTTGCGCACGATGTAATATGTCGAACCACTCGTCAAGCCGGTAATGGTCCCGCTTGCTAGGGTGAACACGACTGGCATTCCAGTAACCCACGTGTCCACATTCGAGCGTACCGTTAGAGTATCGGTTGATGTGTCTACATCACCGTCAACGCCGACTTCAGTCGAGATCCCTTCGCCTTGGCAATACAGGGCACGTCCAACAGTTAACGGCATCCTGATTGTTTTCGTTGCTGCCCAATCGGCGGCAGCACTCGCTCCTCTTCCAGTCGAAACTGGACAGAGATCGTCGTCGTAGTTATTCCACCACAATGTGAACAGGTCTTCAACGTCGGCGTTCTCTCGTGATGTGGCACCACTCCCGACATCTCCTATCGTGCCATCATCTAACAAGAGCCATCCAGTTGTTGCGCTTGGTCGCCACGTGGCCTTCATGTCGCCTGTCTGCCATCCCGTGACAGCCGCGTTGATTGCGTTGTACACGTCAGACAATACGGCATTGAACGAGTTCAAGGTATCGCTCGCTGACTGTGCGGAGTTGGCTGCGCTGTTCGCGCTGTCGCTGGCGGCTTGTGCGAAGATCTCGGCTTCTGCAGCTCCACCACCGTCTACCACTGTCAACCCTGTCCCTGTCGAATTGAATGCGATCACCTTTGCTGCTCTATCGGCAGCATCAAGACTCAGAACCAGGTCATCAGCACTCGTAAAGTTCGTCACGTTCACACGAATACACCGTGTAATCCGTTCATCAAGTTGCTGCGCCAGCATGACAGTCCTATCCTGCGCGGCTTCCACCACACTTGCAGGGAACTTCTCCCCTTCAGGAATTGAGACTGGCTGTGTAAAAGCCACGATGCGCTGCAGCACGACGTTGCCTGTTCCAACGCCAGGAGGCGAGGTAAAGGTTACAGTCCCACCGTCCTCAAGTCCAACACCAGACACCGTATACGCAGAGTTGTTGACTACCGCGTTATCTACGTACACAGTCAAGTCTGATTCTTGGAAGATGAGGAACGGGTAGTCGAAGTCGTCTGCGACACCGTCGCCGTCATATCGCACGATATTTGAATTTGACTCGATCATGTGTTCCTCACCATTTGAACCCTGTCCGTGATAAGACTGACCCTGACCCAGCTGTCACTGTAAGATAGAGCCCACTTGAGCGTCCGACTGGAATCTCTACCGGCGATGTTGGCACCGTGGATGCTGATGATCCAGCATAAAAACTATCCTCTACGTAGGTTACCGGAATGGCTGCAGGCATATCGCTGGCCCGTTCACCACCAAATCCAAACGAGAGAGATGCGGCTGTTCCCCATGCACGTAGCGTCTCAACCATGTTCTCACGATATGGGATGTTCCCAATCGTCGAGGTTGTCGCGTTGTAGCACGACGAGAACCAGTCAGGCGAAGTATTTACCGGATTCGCCATAACCCGTGCTGATCCGGAAGCGGCAGATCTGTCGATATACTCTCTATCTTTACCGGAGCAGGAGACGAACTCCGCTCCGTTGGCTATGGTTTGGGCATACCCTAAGAGGCACTTTTCGTCATACCCTGTCGGCATGGTCACCGTCGGCTCGACTGGGATACCCTGGACTGAGAACCTCGCATCGGCTCCTACTCCGCTCCATGCCGCTCCGTCGTATAACAGGGCTGCTCCACCCCCATATCCACCCGCTGTGACTCGACCCCAAATGACGTAGTTTACAGCATCTATCGCGAAGTCTCCCTTAGCGACTATCCAGTACGTCGTCGAGTTCGTGAGGGCAATCCTGTTGGCGCCTCTAAAATGGAACCCCTGCCATTGGAAGGCACCTGGTAATCGTCCGGCTGCCTTCACATCGCTTGTCGCCAAGGCTGTTCCTGATGGGGCACCGCTTGCATCAGCGTGTATTTCAAGCCAGACATTTCCTGATGGCGAGTTCACCCTTGCCATTGACACTACAACTGAGTGTAGTTCAGCCAAGGCTACCGTCGTGGTAAACGACTGTGCGGCTTGCTGGTTTGCCGATGATAACCTCAGGACGTGTGAGCTATCTGATCCAGTTACAAAGGCTGCCGACTGTACTCGGCTTTGGGCTGGACTAAACAACAAGGCATCTTCTGCCGGACTCCCTGGATCAGCTTCAGTGCTCTTATAAATGTAGTAGACTTCCCACCAGCGATGCCCACTTGTCCCATCGTCGGCTCTGTCTCGTCCACCGGCTCCTACGGTTGCAAAGTCCGCGAGCAATCCCTTGGACGGGGTGACGATGGTTCCTTTGTCTGTCACCAGGTATTGACAGTCTGTCAACCTGGCTTGATCCGGATTCGAGATGTCGATGATCGGACCGGCATCAAGCTTGAGTCCGACTGTGTACCCTTCAAATCTACCGTGTATGTCAACGTTGGGTTGACCACCAGCTTCGGCTTCGAGGACCGTGCCGTTCATCACAAGACCAGTCCCAAGCGTGATAGCTTCGACTGGACCGTTGCCTGCTGCAGACCCACGGCCACGGAGGGTACTCGCAGTCGCGTTGATAATGGCAGATGGAGACGACTCTATGAGGGACTGTAGTTCGGTGACCGTCGGACCTACCGTGACGGTGTTCCCGTCAGGCGAGAACGAGACCACGCGATCTGCCCTCTGGGCCGCGTTCTGTGCAATCTCTAGATCCTCATCCCCTGTTGCCGCAAACGAGGCAATCGTAATCCCTCGAATGGCTTTATCAAACAACTGGTGGAGCATGACGACAATACGATCAAGACCAGTCTCGACAAGACGAGCAGGGAACTTACTTCCCTCTGGAACTGCGATGGTCTGTGTATAAGGTACACTCCGTTCAAGGATGACGTTGGTAGTACCAGTTGGTGGAGCTACTGAGAACTCCACCGTCCCGCCCTCTGGTAGTCCTACGCCAGTCACGGTATAATCTGAGGACAACGTTTGTAAGACGCCATCGACATAGACCAAGAGATCCGAATCAGCAAAGATCGGATAGGTATAGTCGAAGCTTGTCGTTGCGTCGTTTCCATCATACCGCATTACGTTGGCTGTGAACTGAATCATGGTCTACCTGCCTTAAAGCGTTGAGCCTTTTCCACGTCGTCAACTAAGTCTTTCCATTTCAACTGTCCGTTTTCGCGTTGACCGAGCAACGTGTTCCACGCTGCCGTCTTGTACGCTGTCGTGACGGACGAGATCATATCCTGCTTCGATCCGTTAGGACCATTCGTTCCCTTTTGGAATGCAGGCATTGACTGCAACTCATTCAAGGATTGGAACACAGTTTTCCCACCTACTTCCATATTTCCATAGAGTCTACGTAGTTCCATATAGGCATCTACAGGAAGCTGTACGTGTGGAGACTGCGTCCGAGCAGGTCCCGTAATGTGGTTCTGATCCTTTTCGAGTTGTGCGTAGACCTGTTGTTTCAACGGGTCTGTTGTCGGAATGGGTGTCCATCCGAACTGCTTCCCTAATCCACTC